AATAGGTGGCGGAAATACAAACAATGGTACATTTTACCTCTGGGGCGCCCAACTAGAAGCCGGATCCTTCCCCACCAGCTACATCCCCACCGAAGGATCCACCGTCACTCGCGCTGCTGACGTGGCCAGTATTAGTGGTAGCAACTTCGGAACGTTTAGGACAAACCTGCTGCAGTATTCGGAGGAGTTTGATCAGGCGGGGTGGATACCTCTGTTGTCTAGTGTTACTTCTGGTGCAACGACGGCGCCAAATGGCACTGTCACTGCAGACAAGATTGTTGCGTCTGGAGGCAACGGAGAGCACAATGTTTTTCAATCTTTTACTGTCGTATCCGGTCAAACTTACACATTTAGTTGTTACTTAAAACCTGCGGAAAGGACTTCATTTTTTCTCGCTTTTAGAGTAGCATCTCTGTGGCCAAGCTCATCGAATCAAGTTATCAACTTTAATTTAAGCAATGGAACGTTTGTGATATTAAGTGGAAACCCTACGGGTACAATTGTTTCCGTCGGAAATGGTTGGTATAGATGTTCAATCACCTCCACGGCTATTACGTCTGGCACCGGGCAAGTACGAGTCCAAAGTGTGTTCGACGCAGACGGTGAAGGAGTGTTTGCTTGGGGAGCCCAACTCGAAGAAAATTCAACCGCAACCAACTACATTAAATCGGATGTGAACTTTGTCTCTCGTGCATCGTCTGCTACTTATTACGATGCTAACGGTGTTATCCAGACTGCTGCAATTGATGAAGCACGTACTGCTGCCTACCTCCCGGATGGCAACGGTAACTTCGTCAGTGCTGGTCCGCTGTTGCTGGAAGATGCGGGGACGAATTTGGTGTTGCAGTCGGAAGACTTTTCGACGACGTGGATAACTGCGTCTGCAACTGTTACAGCGAATAGTGATGTTGCACCAGACGGAACAACTACAGCCGATACTATTACGGCGTCAAGTAGCATTATTGGTAGGGTTCAGCAACAAATCACCTTTACTGGTGATGGAGAAAAGGCGATCAGCGTCTGGTTGAAGGCTGGGACCGCACCGACATCCATAATCAAGATTGACGATAGTACGGCAGGTTTTGCATTGCGGCTCTCTTTAAGCATCACCTGGACTAATGGAGTCGCAAGTGGATCAATAACTCAAGGTACTCTGCAGGGAATAGACGCATTCCCCAACGGTTGGTATCGCATTAGAGCTTCAGCCACAGGAGTTGTCGCAGCAAACAGTAATCGCTACAGGATTGAACCAGATAGCACCAACGGCACTGGCTCTGTGATTGCTTGGGGCGCACAGGCTGAAAACGGTTCCCTCCCCACCTCCTACATCCCCACCACCAGTTCTACTGCCACCCGAGCAGCGGATGTAAGCACATCAGCCGCGACAACGGTGTTTGAAAGCGATTGGTATCGGCAGGAGGAAGGAACGGTGTTTGCGGGCGCAATAAACCCAGCCAGCCAATCCAGTGTACTTGCTTTTTCGGACGGCACTAGCAGTAATCGGATCTTGCTAGACACTCCTTCTACTGGCATTCAAAGACGGCTGATTGTTACTTTTGGCGGTTCACTGCAAGCCTCTACAAAAACTCCAAATACTGTTGACGAATTGGGATTAAGTGCAGCAGCTTACAAGACAGATGAATTCATCATCTCGAATAACGGTACTGTCTCCTTACTTGATACAAGTGGTTCGTTGCCTACAGTAAACCGTCTTTATATTGGGTCTAATGCTATAAGCGGTTTGCCACTAAACGGAACCATCCGCCGCCTAACCTACTGGCCAACCCGCCTGCCCAACGAAACCCTCCAAACCATCACCCAGTAACCATGACTGAACAACCCCTACCTCCTGTGACTGAAGAACTCATCACACCCCCTACCCCTACGTTCTTCCGCTTCCCGGATGAACCTACCTGGATTGCTGCAGGTTTAGCTGCTGGCATCTACGTCAAAGAGCCAGTGCTTGATGACGACGGTAACGAGACTGGAGAAGAACTCAAGCTTGTCGGCTACACCCAAAGTTATGCCTGTGATGTGGTTGGTCGCATCACCCGTGGTGGTGAATGGGATGACGAAGGTAATGTCATCACCCCGCCTGAAGTACTTGATGGCTGGCACGTTAACTATCAAGGTGAAGTGCCTGATGGTTGGGAGCAGTATACGGTGTGGCCTGAGAGTCCTGTGAGGGTGTGGGCTTAGTGGGTACCCGTATTGTTCTTGGTTACTGCAAGCACATCGAGGTGGATGCAAATAACCACAGCACTATCGCAACCTTTACCTTCATGACCCCCAATGACATCGAAGACTTTGCCGGGTTAATGGTGCGCCTAGCATCGGGCATAGAAGTGCTGATTTCGGTTGAGGACGATGGCGATTAAACGCGGCAGCGAAACCTTTTCCGGCTACAACAAACCCAAACGCACGCCCAATCACCCTAAAAAATCACATGCCGTCTTGGCAAAGCAAGGCGACAAAGTGAAGCTAATCCGCTTCGGCCAACAGGGCGTCAAGGGCAGCCCCGCTGGAACGGCCCGCAACAAAGCCTTCAAAGCCCGCCACGCAAAGAACATCGCCAAAGGCAAAATGTCCGCCGCGTGGTGGGCTAGTCGGGTGAAGTGGAGCTAAAGCCCTCTGTCTGCGAAGATCTGTCAAAATGAAAATAAAGTAGGCATCTGACCGTGGTTTACAGCGCAAACATCCCACCCACTGGCGCTGTCGTCAGCGAGTCACCGTTCGTCCGCGACCTAGAAGTCATCGCAATGATGCCCGACTGGGAGACGATGGCAGCCGTCACCCGTGGCACGAAATACCTCCGCGACCTCCACGAGACCTACCTCCCCCAAGAACCCCGCGAGGACGACGAAGCATACGAAACCCGCATCGAGCGCTCCGTCCTCTCCCCCTACACCAGCCGCCTAATCGAAACCGCCGCTGGAGCGATCCTCCGCAAACCAATCCACATCGAAGGCGACGACTACTGGCTCGAACTAAGCGATAATATCGACGGCCTAGGATCCAACATCAACGAATATGCCCGTCGTGCTCTTGTCAGCAGCCTTACTTACGGCCACAGCGCAATCCTTATCGATTATCCCGCTGCTTCTGGGGCCCTCAACCTTGCCGAAGAACGCGCCCTGGGACGCCGCCCCTACTTCATACATATTGACGCACCACAAATTTGGGGTTGGCGCCAGGCCACAACAATGCCCGGAAGCCCCCTCACGCAAGTGCGTATCCACGAGTACACAACACGACCACTAAACGAATTTGGCGAAGAGCAAATCGAGCAAATGCGTGTGATCTACCCAGGTCGCTACGACCTGTACACGCTGGGCCAAGACGTAGTGGAATTTAGCGAAACGGGCGACTATAGCCTCGACGAAATCCCCGTCGTCCCCATCTACAGCAACCGCCGTGGCATGTTGCGCTCCCTGCCCCCACTGCTCGACATCGCCAACCTCAACCTCACCCACTACCAACGCCAAGCCGACCTAATCCACGCGCTCCACATCGCCGCAATGCCCACCCTCGTCCTCGAAGGCTGGGACGACACCACTGGAACGGCAACGATGGGCGTGAATTATGCCATCGCAATGCAACCGGGCAACAAGGCTTACTACGTCCAAGCCGACGCCACCAGCTTCAACGCCCAAATGGAGGAATTGAAGTCCCTCGAAGGCCAGATGTCCTCCCTCGGCGTTACCAAACTCTTCGGCCAAAAGTTCGTTGCCGAGTCTGCCGAAGCCAAACGCATCGACCAAGCCCAATCCAACAGCGTCCTCTCCATCATCAGTCAAGAACTGGAGAGCGCGTTAAACCAAGCCTTCGCATTTGCCTCCAGGTACGTAGGCATCGAGCCACCTACTGTGCGAATCGACCGCGACTTCGATTACTACCGCCTAATCGGCCAAGACGTCTCAGTCATCGCCCAACTAAACGAAAACGGCAAGATCAGCAATGAAACAATGCTGGAAATCCTCCGCCGAGGCGAAATCCTCCCCGACAACCTCGACATCTCCGAGGAACTGGGACGTATTCCCGCCCCCACTACTGACCTAGAATAGAGCCGTCTATCTAGTACACGATTGTGTCTGAAGAGCAACAAGTACAGCCTCCTGTGGAAGCTGAAGCACCCAAGCCCGTGGCTGAAAGTGCCGACTATGCCGCTCAAATTGAAGCATTGAAGGCCAAAAACGCCGAGCTGATTGCGGAACGCCGTAAAGACCGCGAAAATCGCGACACACTCCAATCCCAAGTGGAGGAACTCCGCAAAGCCCACGAGGAAGCCAAGACCGCCAAGCTAGCCGAGTCCGGCGACTACAAAACCCTCTGGGAAGAAGTCCAGACCACAGTAACTGAATTAAAGCAGCAATTAGCCGCCAAAGAATCAGAAATGGACGAGCTTAAGCAGGGCTATTCCAAACAACAACTCCGCGCATCTACCGTAAGCCAGTTATCCCAAAGCGGTGCATTAGCACCCGACCAGCTGTATCGTTTGATAGAGGATAATCTTCGCACCAAAGATGGACAGCCTGTGGCAGTCGTCGGCGGCGTTGAAGTTCCGGTAGGCGAGTATGTCGCCAACCTAAAAAATCCCGGCAGCGGTTACGAGCACCATTTCGCAGCTACGAACCGTTCCGGCATGGGTGTTGCAGGCAGTGCCCGCTCCACCTCCCTTCCCGGCCAAAACAACCCGTGGTTGAAAGACAGCTGGAACGTAACCGAGCAAATGATCCTTCTCGACAGGGATCCCGACAAAGCGAGGTTACTCAAAGCTGAGGCTGGCAAGTAAGCCCCCGTGGGGCGACCGTCAACCCGACTCCATTGGAGCTAACTAATGTCTTCCTTCGCTGGAAACTACGGCTCAGGTTCAACTTTCCTGTCGAACCTGGTCGCCCGCCCCGAATTTCTTGAGTACACCGCCGAGGGCATCTTCGAGCAATCGAAGTGGATCCAAAGCGGCGTAGTCCAGCGCAACGCAGCCCTTGATGCCCGCTCCGGCGGCACTCGTGTGCGCGTGCCTTTCTTCGACCCCATCGCCCCCACTGAGGTCCAAATCCTCAGCAACAACACCTGGGGCGGTGGCGGCGGCTACCTGGTGCCCGAGAACGTGACTGCCGACGAGCAGATCATGACCATCCTGCACCGTGGTTTCGCCTACGCCGCAGACGACCTCAGCAAGCTGGGCTCTGGCGCGGACCCCTTGGCTCACGTCCGCAACCAGCTGACCGCAGCCATCAACAAGCTGAAGACCGCCACCCTGTCCGCCCAACTGCTGGGTCTGTTCGGCGGCATCACCGGCGCTGGTGTGCTGGGTGCTAACCAAACCGACAAAACCCTTGCCGGTGTCCCTGGTTCGCTGACCGAGGCCAACTACCTGAACGTGGGCAACGTTGTTGCCGCCAAGTCCGTTCTGGGTGAGCGCGGTGATGAGCTTGACTCCATCGCAATGCACTCCAACGTTGCTTACTACCTGCAACAGGTTGGAATGCTGACCTTCTCCACCTCAGCACTCGCCGCATCCGGCGCTGTGACCTGGGGCGGCGGCGGTGTCGGCGTGAGCGCCACCGAAGTTCCTTTCTTCGCTGGTATGCGCGTCGTGATCGACGACCAGCTGACCTACCTGACCGGCGGTACCGCCACCCACGCGGTGAAGTACCCCGTCTATCTGTTCAAGTCTGGCGTCGTTTCCGAGGGCATCCAACAGGATCTGCGCCTCGCCGCTGACCGCAACATCCTCTCCATGCAGGATGTGCTGGCCATCGACTACCACTACGGCTACCACGTGACCGGCACCAAGTGGGCCGCCTCCGGCGACAACCCCACCAACGCCGCAACCACCGGCAACCTGGCTGCAACCGCTTCCTGGAACCTGGTGTTCGGCAGTGCCAAGCAAGTGCCCGTGGCACGTCTGCTGGTAAATACACCGTTTGATGTCAGCGCCTACTCCTGATCCATCAGGCAAAGCGAAGGCCCCCAATCACGGGGGCCTTTTTTATTGCTCAGTTTTTACCCAACCGAATCTCCTCTTGCGCCTTGAACACCTCACCCGTGTTCATCGTCATCTTGTACGACTGCAAGAACAGCTGATTGATGACGTCATAACTCACCTGGAGCGTCTCATGGATCTCCTTAGTCTCCATAAGTTCCTCATTACGAAGGCGGCGAATCTCCAGCGCCACATCTTCAAGTTTGCGAACCTCTTTACCCGGCAGCGCAGGATTTACGGCGGGTTTTGCTTCCGGCTTAGATTCAGAGGAAGCAGCGGACCTACGAGCAGGCATGGAACTGGTACGTCTTTACATATCACAGGATAACGCCCGCCGATTTCTCGACGTTCCACCGCACCTTGTAGCCGAAGCCCAAGTCGAGGTTGAAATGGCCGGTGGAGCGGTGTATCACATGTCTGTGTTACCAAAAACCCGCAAAATGAAGCGAGCTAGACTTAACAGAAGACTGTACTGACTGTCGTGGCTGCTGTCGTCGATGCCACTTTAAGTGGAGCAAACTCCAATAGCTACGTGACGCTGGCTGAGGCAGACGCCTACTTCGAGACAGTTCCCCATGCCGAGCACTGGACCGGCTCCGACGACGCCAAAAATCGCGTTTTGATCTCAGCCACCCGTTATCTCGACGTATTCACATATTTTGGCGAGCGCTGCACCACAACCCAAGCATTGAAGTGGCCCCGCAAAGAGTTCAAAGTTGACGGCGTCGAAATCGCCTGCACCTTTATCCCCGCTCAAATCAAGACCGCAACGTTCGAGCTAGCCCACTCACTTAAGTACGACGGTGAGGCCCTTGTCGGCAGCACCGGCAAAACGGGGATCTACGACGAAGTAGAACTAGGCGACCTCAAAGTCAAATACAACAGCGATACCCAAACACCCGGCGTCATCAACAACATTCTCGACGTATACCCCTGGCTCGAATCCTTCATCGGCGCCTACACCCAAGCTGGAGCGACCAACTACAACGTGAAGTTACTGCGGGGCTGATATGGCACTGATTGACGACACATTCGGCGCAATACCGGCCCAGATCCTCGCGGATTGGGGCATCGACATCACTTACATCAAAACCACCACACCTCGCACCTACGACCCAGCCACCGGCACGGTCACTGGAGCGGACACCAACGTTACGGTCAAGGGCGTAATCAGCCGCCTCACTCCCCGCGAATCCGAGGGCCTTTACCAAACAACCGACATCAAAGTCATCATCGGCAGCGCCGAACTCAACGGCTACTACCCCACCGAAGCCGACCGCATCCAGTACCCACAGGCTGGAGCGACCCGCGAAGCCAAGATCATAAGTATTTTGACCTATCGCGGCGACAACCCGGTTTACCACACCCTCATTGCGAGGCCGCAATAGTGAGAAACGATTTAACAGATCTGGTAAATGTCTTGGATCGCCTTGGCTCATCGCTAGTGCTATCTGGTCCAGCGCGAGTTGCCAGAAAGACAATCAGAGAATTGCAGCAAGAGGGGCCTAGCTGGACCGGACGCTTTTCAAACTCTTGGCAACTTGAGACAGATGACGGGCGTTTATACAGTGGCGACGGAGGTCCAGGCGAACCGAGAGACATAAACATCCCTGTAGGTGTGTTTACCGGAAGGCAAAACGTTAGAGGCGTACTGCCCATTAAAGACAGAGCCATCGCGACTATCTCTAACTTTGCACCCTATGCAGCACAAGCAACAGACCTTGAGGAAGGTATTTTCATTAGAGACTGGGCAAAACCTCCTTCGGATAAGCCACAAACAGCTTTAGGTAGGAGCAAGTTTTACGAAGAAGACTCCGGTCGTAAGTTCCCCTCATTTAGGGGAGATCCAGGCGGAGGCAACCCTTTATCCGTTTCGGGTACAACCGCAGATCTAGACTGGTTCGCTGATTACGTTAGAGGGGGAAGACTAGACAGAACATTGAGAATAGAAATGGACGGCCTACTTCAGGAGTTCAAATGAACTACCAAGCAATCCGCGCTGCTGTCGAGTCGCCGCTACTCACCGCCTTCAACAATCTCGACCCAGCAGTACCCGTCTATTTCGACAACATCACTGCCGTACCACCCAACACAACGACCGAGTACGTTCGAATTAATGTAACTTTTGGCCTTACCAGTGAATTAACTCTTACCTCCAGCGTTCGAGATGTCCGTGGTGCGTTGATTGTGCGTGTTTTTAGCGAAAAGGGTCGAGGCCCTGCCCGAAACCAAGAGCTAGTCAACGCTGCAGTGACGGCTTTAAAAACTCTAAAAACCCAACCAAAAACCATATCCGGTGTATTCGCACGAGTCGGAAACATTAACGGGCCTAATTTCTCCGCCGTTGACGCAACCCCCCATTTTGTGGGGCGTCTAGACGCTGGCTATACAGCCACGCAGCTTACACGCGATTACATACTCACCACGCAAGCCAGCGACTTGCTACAAACGCAGGCCGGGCAGGATATAGTTGCAACCCTTTCAACGATATGAACTTCCAAGCAATCCG